CATACGTAAGAAAGATGCTACTGAGCGGTTACCATATCTCTCAAACTCTTTTTCGTAAGTGTCAGGAAGATATTGGCTCAAAAAATCAAAATTGTTAATATAGTTTGTAGATAACGCAATTTGCGTTGCGGAGGGTTGCAGCCCGAATGTGGGTAGTGCATTAAATGTACCTGCCATTTTATTTCGTTTTTAAGTTGTTTAATTTAATGTTATTTACGCTTACTTCTAATCTTTAAGCCACGAGAGGATGTCGAACTCACGGCCTTTATCTTCATTCCTCCCTTGGAGGTTACCTCAGGTGTCCTGCGCTCACTCATATTGACATTTTTAGTTTTGCGCATCACATCTTCTGTAGCCTCAGACTTGCCTTGTTCATAAAAGAACTTGGCAAACTTTTCGGGATTCATTGCAACTGCTAACGCTCGGTGGTATCCGGATGGGTCTTTTAATAGACCACTGTCATCCAAGTACTTCATCACAAAGTTCATAGGGTTCGAGTGGAGCTTCTTTAGCTCTTCGGCTGACCCTGGCTTGAAACTAACATTCTTGTCGTTTAGCTTAAACTCAAAACCTTTGAATTCACCATTGAACAACTCTCCTGTTTTTTCCGTAAACCACGCCTGCCGCCTCTCGGTCTCCTGCCGTTGCGTTTTTGCAGATTCTATATATTTACGATAGGCATCCAACTCTTCTCCCTGCTCTTGAGTTAAACTTCCACTTGACTCAAGTGGCTGCTTGTAGTACTCCTTCTGCTTTTCGAAGTGTTTTCTAGCTTTCGATAAAACTTTTTTCTTTGCTAACTTTTTCTTTTTAATGTCAGAATCATCATCGATATCTTCGTCATACAGAAAATCTTCCATAATAGTATCGATGTCTTCATCGTCTAAGTCCTCTTCTGTAGAGGTGTAGTACTCTCTTAGCAAAGCATTTTCATCCATAGAGGTAAAGTCCTTGTTTAGTCTAACGTAGTCCTCAAAGCCTCTACCTGTTTCTTTTTTATATTTCAAATAAGCGGATACATCCTCAGGCATATCCTCACTTTCTTGCTTCTCCTGGACAAGGTCATCGAATGATGATATCTCCCTGCCATATCTATTTGCTAAATATTTTAAAACTTTGTCTTCGGATAACTCCTCATCATCATCAGGCTCCTGCTCCTCTTGACCCTCTTCTTGTTCCTGCTACTCATGCTCATGTTGATCCAAAAGGTCTTCTTCTCTTTGAGATAATGACCTGTCTTCTACTCCGGATACTTCTTTTACTTTAAATTCCATTATATTATAATTTTATACAAAGTTAATAAAAATTTTTTTATCTAGGATTAAACTCTGCTAAATCAAAGCCATCTAAGCTATCTTCGTTAGATTCAAACTTCTGTGGAGGCAGGTTATTTTTCCTTTGGTTTATCAATTTAGACTGTTCAGAGTTCTGTTGGCTAATCCTTTTAGACTTGGAATCCTCTCTATTTTGTTCTCTGCCAGACTGGGACTCGTTAGCCATCTGATGAAGGAGTTGATTGTACTCAAACTCTTTCTGCATAAGTTGGCCTTTGACTTCTGCTTCAGCTTTCATCTTCTCTATCTCAAATGCTATCTCTGCCTGCTTAACCTGCATCTTAGCCCTAGTCTCCATCTCTATCTTCTGCATCGCTGTCTGTGCTGCCATCTGCTGAGACTGTAGCTGCATTTGACTTTGTGCCTGTTGTTGTTGCATCTGCATCTGTTCTTCTTTCTCCTGTTTCGCTATCCTCTTTACCTTCAATAGCTGATTGGCCAACTTTATGTTCTTTAGCTCACGAATGTCTATAGCATCCTCCAGGTTAATGTCACCCTTAGATAAAGCCATCTGTACATTTGCCTCCAATTGAGCCTTTTGCTCTTCGTCCGGAGAGACCTCTATAAAAATTCCGAAGTCATAAATATACAACTCTGATATTTGATTTAGTATACTTACGTTATATTTTCCTATTTTGTTTGCAAAATCTTCCCTAAAGTCTGCATACTCAAGAATATCTGCAATCCTACAGGATACCGCTTCTGCTAATGTCTTGAATATATATAAACTACCATCAAGGATATGTCGTGTGGCAGTGTTTGAGTTTAATGCCGCAAGCTTCTGAACTCCAACTAAAGCATAAGGATCGGGAGTAGACCCATCTCTTGCCTCGTTTAATCCCGTTACATTACGTATCTGATTTAGATAGTGGTTGTAGTTGGAGAGAAGCATCTGTGTCTTCCCTGCCCCGGAACTAGAGGTGAGCTGTTGGATAGGAACTCTAGCCTGATTGAACTCACCATCTTGAGTGTAGCTCCTACCGATGACACTACCTGTTTGGAAGTATAGCCTAAGAGCATCCTCAGGATTATATGCTGCTCCTGTTCCCAGGTCTACCTCATTTAATCCATCAGCATCAATGAACACACCATCAGGGACAACCTTGGCAATAACTTGCTGTAGCTTTAAATGTGTTATCTGTATCAAGTCAGCAAAGGGTATCATCCTACGTACTAAGCTCTCAATTACTCCCTTGTACATCCTTGGTGCCACAGCAACATAGTTGGGCATAGCATGTTGTGACGATGATTTAGGACGTACCATATTCTCCGCAAGCTCCCACTTCAATACGATATTTGTACCCATCACCAAGATGCCTTCGTACCATACGTCAATGGTCTTAGATATCTTCTCAAAGTTACCTTCCTCCATCATCTCAGTAGGAGGGTTGAACTGGTCATCTTTCTCTATAACCTTAGAGCCACCCCCTTCAAGTATCTTTTTCTTGTATACAAACTTCTTGGTAGTCTTGTAGTTGAAGTATAGCAATGTACACGTGTCCTTATAGAAGATGTCGTTGTCGTATAACTGTGAGACATTGTGGTAGTCGTACCAACTTTGGCTGTACTGAGATATCTTCTCCAAGTCATCCTTGGTTATAGATTGGTCTATCTTCATAAGCTCAGTCAGTGGCATTGTCTTTACCTCGCCCCAATAGAAGCAATCTTTAAAATGAGGGTCTTCAGTGTAACTGTACACTACGTTTGCAGGGTCTACATAAGAAAGCTCTACTCCTGCCCCCGGCAAGAACTCATGCTTAGATACACTTATGCCCAACACCGTAAGGTCGTAGTCTAACCTCTTCCTTAGGTCATAATAATGGTTCTCCTCAAAAATAGTATCGATAGCCTCCTCTTCAGCTATCTCAATAGCAGGCTTATACTTTAAGTTCATATAAAGGGCAAGCTCCTCATCATTATTGGGTAGCTCCTCTTCAGGCATAATAAAGGGATCAACACCCGACTCCTCTTTTATTATTCCAAGGATATCTTTAGAGACCATCTGCGCCTCTACCATATCTTGATACTTATTCTTTTTGCCCTGAGACATAGCATCCTGTGCCTGTGCCTTTACTGAGAACAAACGATTAGACATGCCGTTTACAACAATATCTACAAATTTCGGCAAGATAGGCACAGGTGTCCAATCTAGGTTCAAGTACGATAGGTCCCCATCTACAGCAAGCTCATCTTTATATTTACTTACTGACTGTTCTCCTCTAGCATACAATCTAAGGCTATGGAACTGTCTCCATTGGTCATAGAACCTACAGCCTGAGCCACCCTTTTTGAACCACTCATACTGTATCGCTTGACCGACCTGTAGACCAAATTCGTCTGATGCTTTTTCTGCATCAGATACAAACTGACTAGGAAACCTTTCCGGGGATATGTCTATTTCTACCTCTTTCATTGTCTTATAATTTGGCTTGTTCTACCTTTGTTGTTATATCTTGCAAAGTTAATACTTATTTTTGATTGCTTTTTCTGAGGAGTATACAAATGCCTCTGACAGGCCATTATTGCTAGCCCCGAACTGATGGAAGCATCAAACTTTGTCCTGTTGCTTATATCAAACTTAGCCCAATCCTCAAGCGTTCTGTTGAACGGCATATCCCCAACCTCATCGGCAGGTCTTGAGAATCCCTCAAGGTCAAAGCCTACGTGTTTCTCTATGTACGACTCAATTGCTGACGCATGCGACTGCTTAACATCTTCAGAAGTATTAGGAATGCCACCAAGCTCTCGCTCTGTCTTTGATAGCTTGTTGTATAGCTTGTCGGGTCTGTTCATACTAAATCCACGATACCCCCGATGCTTTAGGTGGTATAACATCCTCGGTTTGTTATTCTCTACTAAGATTGGCATCGCATAGAACACGCAAGCCATTAATACTTCTTCAAAGAATATCTCCGCTGTCTGAGGTCTAGCAATGTACTGCAAAAAGAAATGGTTAGATGGCCCTTCGGACATATGAAACTTCGTAAGCCCATGCAATGCCCCATTAGAGCCGCCTCCCCCTACTACTCCCGATATGTCGTAGGAGTCACAGCCAAAAGCCCCCATATGCTCATTGCCAGGGTACTTAATCCCGTTTTTGTTTATGACATTGTTCTGCAATTCCACAGGAGGAGTCCATGATATCAAGAACCTACCATTCTTTTTAGGTGTCCATATAACCTTGGTGTCTTTTATTCCGTTCTGCCAATAGAAACTGCCTCTTGTTATCATGTGGTCTTTTATCAAACTGTCATTGTAGTCTATCTGTTGGTATATTTTTGACAGATTAAATATTGACGCTTTACTCTCGTCCCTAAAAGCATGCGACTCTGTCCTTGGAAACTGCCTGTAATGCTCATTCAGTGCATCGGCATCTCCTTTTAAAGAGTCTACCTCAGCTTCCCAATAGTCAATGGCTCCCTGTGTTATCAATTCCCCATCTACACCCATTATTGGCTCCTCCGGAGTGCGGAACACAGGCATTCCATATATGTCTATAAAGCCCTCCAGGTTCCACTCCATAGGGACAAATAGGCTGTATAGCCCTGTCTTTGTCTGCCCATTGGAATTCCTTTTCTTGGTTGTTGACTCTTGAAATAGTTTCTTGAAGTTCTTACCACCCTTATCTAAAGAGTTACATGTAGACCCCATCATACACTTGCCAATGATTTTTCTACCCAAACGTAGACATGTCTTTGTCACCTTCCAGTTGTTTAAGATGTTGTTGGGTCGTAACCACTTCCCACTCTCATCATGTGCAAGCAGCAAAATCTTCTCACCATCGTAGGAGTTGTCATCAGTACTCTTCCAATCTATAGTTGTATCTAATCCATCTAGATCATTGGCCTTCTGCACATACATGTTCTTCTTAGTAATCTTAGAAGCAGGAACCCTGAAGGCAAGCTCTGTTTTCGGTCTATCCATACCATCTTGTATTGGCTTGAAGAAGAAGGGTAGCTTCTTGGCAATAGGGACAACCTTGTCGGTAAACATCTTCTTGGCATCAGACCCTGTCTTGGATAGTATACCTATCCTGGCATCTCTAGCCAAGGTCCCGATGTTTACACATTCTGATGATGACATGTAGGAGAATCCTGAACGTCTAATCTTTAGGTACACTTGGCCGAAACATCTGCTGTCAGCCTTGCATGCCTCCCAATATATGTAGAAAATTCTATTGGCTTCTCTGAAGTCAGGATATCCGATATCTATGTTAGACCACTGGAGGTACATGTAATGTGATCCTGTTATGTAGATAGGTTTACCGTTGTTCATAAACCAATACCCATACTCACGTTTGTCGAACTCCTCTTCGATGTAATCTACCCATTCAGACTTAAACTCATTGGGCAGGCTATTCCATTGAAAGATTGAGCTTATTTTTTGCAGCTCTTCAGGCTCCTCCTTGCGCTCCCAATACTGCTCACTTTCTTTTTTAGACCTGCTATAGCACTCTTTAGGTGTTGGTGGAAGTGCAATCAAAAGACCCTTGATACTAATTATATCTCCTATGGTACCATCTTTAGAGATGACAATGATATCATACTCTTTGTTATACCCATATACCCACTTCCGGCTGCGATTACGTTTATTTATCACAGACGGTTTTATGTAGTCATCGATTAGGACATATAGCTTATTTTGATCTTCGTTCAGCAAATCCTTGTTTAGTGTTTACTTTCTTGTTTACAATGTTTTTCTCTGCATCTATCTTTTCTTTCTCCTCTTCTATTTTTTCCAATATAGCAAAAGCATCAAATATTGCAAGCTTCTTTGTAGCAGCAGCGTTTTTTAATCTGTCTGCCGCAAGCTCATCCTCAGGGATTAGCTTTATGATCTCTTGTTCTGCGACCTTTATCAACTCATCTACTGCCTTGTAGGCCGCTTTTATAATCCTGCTTTTCTTCTCTTTCATATCACCATTGATATCTGATGGTCATAGAGCCTGTACAGCTTCTCGCCATCTACATTAAATTCATAGTTGCAGTTGGGTATGTATGCTACAATGTCTCCAACCTTTACACCTTTGTCTAAAATATAGCCGTTAGCATACGCCATTTGCCCCATGTTTGGCTCTTCTTTATCAAGTGACTCCATTAACCTATCAAACTTTTTAATGGGCTTAATGAAGCAGTATTTATCGTGGGCGTTCCACTCCCCATCCTTCTTGTACATAAAGAACTGGTCCCACTCAACAAGAAACAAGTCATCCTTTAAAAAACTTTTGCCGCTCTTCTTCCTGCCATACATGTCGTTATAAAACTTGAACACGTTATGGTGGACAAGTAAAACATCTCCCTTCTCTATCTCTCCCTTGTATCCTATCGGAAGCTCTACTACCTCAGCCTGCCTATTTGATGCGCTATGGTTTTCCTCAGAAGTATTAACTATAAAGTCAACTCCGGATATCTTTTTTTTATTTACGTACCTGCTGCCCCCTATCGGTCTGACAACAAAACTACATGGTGACTGCATATTAAAAGTTTATGTTATACTCAATACATGATGGCATTGCCACACTAAAACACTTCCATAAGACCACCACATCTTCTCGCTCTATCCATATCTTTAGCTTCCCTGCCTTCTCTTGGATTAAATGGATAGTGTAACTACCCCCTAGCACATTCTGCCCTACGATATAGTTCATACTAGACTTATAGTCCGGACCTACAGATATTTTCCTTATGTCCATTACATCACTATTATTGTCCCATCAAATGCACCGCCTTCCCCTGCTGTGACTTTTATATCTCCGTTTGCTTCTATTTTTACATTATCAATAAACGACCCTCCTCCGGACAAGTTAAACGTATATCCATTTGCAGGTTTAAACCCAGATGCGTTTATTTCTTGAAATGATACAGTGTTAGTAGGGTTGGCTGCATTCCAATTGCTAACAAGAAAACTAATATACGATGTACCAGTTCCTACAATAGTAATGTCATTTCCATTAACCCCAGGAAAAACAGCATCTAATTTTATAGTCTTGTTAGGGCCTGCAACAGCATCCCATGTACCTAGTGGTTCAACCACTGTTGTAGTAGCAAATAACGAATCATCCCCCCCGTAACTTATAATCCTTGTTGTTGCATCGTATGTTTGAACTACAGGGTTTGTTCCTCGACCATGAGTTGCTGCGGTTAAGGTATATACAGAGCCTACAAAGTCAGCTATCAAAAAGTCTTCGACATGTTTCGTAGCTGTAGCTTGAATTAAAGTAAGCAAATCAGAAACTAAAAAATTCTTTGTTGCATTTACTGGAGACCCATCGACCGATGTCCCAATAACCTTATCGTCCAATGATATAGGACTCGCATTGTCATATGTGCTTATTTTTCCCATTATTTTTCTTTTTTCTTAACCTGCCCAGTCTCCATGTTGATTACTGAGTCTAAGCCATATTTGTTAATTAATTCTTGTTCTTTTGTTTGAACCATTATTTTTAGAGTGCTTACCTCTGAAAGGATTTCGTGCTTCTTGATCTCTAAGTCCCCTAGCATTGTCTTAGCATTGCTTAGTTTTGAGGTAGCCTCTTGAAGAAACATTAATTCTTCTGATGTCAATTTTTCCATTTTATTGTATTAAAATTATTAGTAATCCGGTTGTCAAGCCTACAGACAACACTCCCCCCCCTATTAGGCTTATAACTGTATTCCTTTTGGCGATTTTTGTTTTCTTCTTGTAGATGTTTATAAGGTCATCGTTCACCTTCAGCAAATCTTTATACTCCTGCTGAGATTGCTTCAAAAAATCTATCTGCCTGTCTTTGTTATCTATCAACCTCTCTTGAGTGTCTATGAACTTGCTCTGATTATTTACAAGTTCTCCACAAGAGTCTTTGAACTCAAGATACTTAGATTGCTTATCTTTTAACAGTTCAAAACTATCTAACTGTGAAGCAACTTTAATAAGAACGCTTCTATCTACCAATATCTCCTGACAGTCTGCGGATAAGGGCAGCATCAGAACTATCCCGGTAATTATTAACAATATACGTTTCATTTAACTCTTTTATTTGCTGACTAATCAATTTTAGACTGCTCTTGTTGTTTGGTATCTTCAACTTCAAAGAATCCATCATCCTGTACAATATAGCGTTCTCGTTACTCAAAGATATAAAGTTCTCCTCTAAAGACTGTATGGATCGCTCCA